GTAAACTAAGGCGCTTGCCTACCCTTTGGGTTATGGATGCCTGCCCGAAGTTCAACAAGTCCGTTCTAAACTGGTGCTATGGGGAATATGTTACGGCAGCGACCAAGGCGGTGAACGATCCCAAACCGACCCCGCAGCAGAAGAACTCGCACGATAACATGGTATTAGAGGCTTTTGCTAAGGATTACAGGTTGATACACGCCTCTCATTTAATGAATAACCCGCCGAGGCAGGCGGCACGAAGAAAACCGATTTCAGTAACGGGGAGGTAGCATGGGGGAAAATATGTTCTGTCCCGGCCAGAAGGTAATAAGAAACACCGAGAGTTGGTACGCAACCTTTCGGGGAGTGCCGAAGATGAACTCTAAGGTAAAGTCTATGCTTCAGAGGTACATCAAGGGTGGTAAGCCGGAGAACGTATTTCTATTTTTCTATGAGACTTGCCAATACAGCAGCGATTACAGCGCATATTTAATGCGGCAATTTGAACAGGGGGAAATCTAATGGGAATATATGAAAGAACACGACGAGGATAAAAAAGAAGCCCCTCTTACGACATGGGAAGAAGATCTTTGCGAGTTGGTTCTGTCTGAATGGGAAAAAGGGCGGTCTTATGTAAGCGATTTAGACGACCTTTACGAAACCCTATACAAGATGCTTCGCGGGGAAAGGCCGGAAAAGAATTACGATTGGCAATCCAATCTTGTTATCAATAAGGTCTTTCAGGTTGTTTGGTCTGCAATTCCCTACATTACGCAGAAAGTCTTTGGCGCAGTTCCCCTTATGGGTGTGAAGTCCGTCGATAAGAGAGGCGCAAGCCAGCGGGAGAATATCTTAGAATACTGGCATCATCTTCAGCCGGGAAGCGACTCGCCATACACCCCGTTTTTTCTCATACTGGTGATGTGGACTCTAAGGGCCATGCTGAACGGTGTGGGGATATTGAAAAAGACCTGGCACCAGAAACTAAAGACCACGACCAAGGAAATTCAGCAAACCATTCCTATGAAAATGGACGAAGCCGGGAACGTCCTTGAATCCGAACCGCACACGAAGAAGGTCAGCGTTTCAGTACCCGTTGAGGACTGGCCTTATAATGTCATCGTCAACAACAAAGATATCGTGTTCGACTGGTTGCTTCAGCCTACGCAGAGTATCCGGCAGGGTAGGTTTATTACCCACAGGTCTATACTTGACCTTGATTCTTTGAAATCATCCAAGATTAACTATATTAACTTAGATCAGATCGAAACCACCATCAACACCACCAATTCGACTTTACGGCAAGACCACGCCGGCCTGAAGGATATGGACGGGCAGGGCGAACCCCCTGATTCGGATATATACACAGAGATAGAAACATACGAAAGGCAGGGTAAACTTCCGGTTTACAAAGATGGTGGGGAGTGGAAACTCGACCTCGACCATGCGAACGACAAGACTAAAATGAAAGAGATGGTTATAACTGTTGCTAAAATGTCCGGTACGGACGACCACAAGGACGTTCTGCTGCGTTTTGAACCGAACCCATACGGTGAGAAGGGGTATATCGACATACACCTGTATTTCGACGCTGAGAGGTGGAACTCAATGGGATTGGCCGAACCCATCATGGACATGCAGACCGGGATTAACGATAACATCAATGCGATGTTCGATGAGATTTGGCAGAACCTAATGCCCCCGGTTGTCGTAAATAAATTTGCTCTGTGGGATTGGGATACCATGCAATACGCGCCGCAACAAAGGTGGCTTGTCGGCGGCAATCCCGCAGAGTCTATTTATTGGAAAGAACCTTCAAACATTACACGGGACGCATGGCAGAAGCATAATTTACTCGACAGCGAGATACAGCTTTCAGCCGTAACAAACGCCATGCACGGTGCGGCAAAGGAAAAGACCGCCACCACCAATGTAATGAACGCCCAAATGACTCAGGGTAAATTAGACTTCCTGGTAAAGATGGTGGAAACTACGGGTTTGATTCCATCGGCGCAAATGGACGTAAGGTTTGCCAAGAAATTTGCCCATCGTCTAACATTCGCCACCATATTAGGAGAGCCGTTCAGGTATTCCGAATGGGAAGAGATTTACAAGTATCAACCAGCGGCATCGAGCGTGAAGCTGGAACACCAGAAACAAGCGGAGATTCAAGAGGACATTCAACTGATACAAATCTTGGCCTCGGTTCCAAATCCGAACACCCCGATGATGCTCAACCATTTCCTTGCCAATATTATGAGAAACAGGAACGAACCCAAATTAGCGAATATGCTGGATGAGGAATACTTTGAACCGCAGAGCGATACGGGTGAATTACAGATGATGAAGAAAAGAATGGCGGGTGCGACTCCCCAGAACGAACAGGGGTTGCCAATGTCGGGTCAGGAAAAGGGCGTAAGGGGAGGAACGTTTGGATAGCATGGACAAAAAGAGCGTAACTGCTTGGAAGATGTTATTTGGCGAAGACTTTGAGGAACTCCCCGACATCAACAAACCGGAGAACTCCGCAAGGGTAAACGCAGAAATAAGGAAGAAAGTTCAGCAATTCAAGCAATTTGCAGAGGGGGTGGGAAAGCCGTTATTCGACCAGTTGCAAACCGACCTGAGAAGTGGATTGTTTACCTTAATGATTTCCAGTCATAAGTGCGATTGCAACTGCAACCTATCAATTTTAACGAGGGAATTACAAGGCATTTTAAAGCTGATTGCAAAAGCCAACGAAGTAATCAGCAAAAACTAAAACCTGGGCTAAACCTACTGGCCGGTAGGCGAAGCGAAAGCTAACAACAAAAGGGCATGAGTAGATGCTACTCCATCTATTCCATGCCCTTTTTTTGTTGCCCATAACCCAAGGAGAGAAACATGACAGATCAATTGGATACCGATACGGCCCAAGACGATCATGTTGACCAGGATGCAGATCAGGTCGATACCGATCAGACGGACCAAACAGATCAGGCCGACCAGCAAGACGATGTAGAAGGATTCAACGAGAAACAACTTCAGCAAATGTATTCCGCTTCAGGGCGAATCATCAGCAAGCAGTTTGAAGAAAAGATTTTGCCGATGCTTCAGGAACTCAAACCGCAAACCCCGCAAACACAGACCCCAAGTGCCGGAGAGGATTTCAACAAATCCCTTCAGGACATGATTTTCAGCGGTGACGTAGTTGGGGCGTTTGAAAGGTATTCCACCGCAAAGGCACAACAGGAAACGAACTTAACCCAGGCACAGGAAACAGCAACCAACAAGGCAATAACAACGTATTCGGAAGACCCTTTATACAAGGAAATCTATGATGACGTTAAAGAGAGAGCTAACAAGTTGGTAAAGGACGGGTTCCCCCCCATCCCCGCAGCGAGGACGGCTATGGCAGAAGTGAAAGCTGGTTACCTTGAAAGAAAGCTGACCGGCGATCCCGAAGGCAGTCTTGGCATGTTAGGCGGTGGGATAAGAACCAAAACAACCAAAGCCGTGAAACTTCCCCCTGAATTTAAGGCGGCTTGCGCCAAGGGGATAAAGGACGGGCTTTGGAAAGACGAGAAAGAATACATAGCCGATCTTTCTCCAAGAGTAAAGGCTAAGTTGGGAATTTAGGGAATATACGATGTCAAAGACACGCATTCCTATTGGCAATGAGGATATTAACTTCTTCCGTTGTACGAGGTGTGGCTTCCCCTGCGATTTATCAAGGGACAAACAAAGACCCGGACATGGATACAGTTACACGACACCTTCCGGCGTTACACAGGATCAGTATCCCGATGACTGGACGGTCAAATTCGGATGCCCCCAGTGTGGCAAAGGAGAGTACACCAAAAAAATGTAAGGAGAAAATATTATGTGGGTAGTACGAGATTTAAGCGGTGGCCCCAAACCTTCTCCTCTGAATTTATTTTACAACGGGGATTACGAGATAGACAGTACCACAAAGAGGTACAAGGGTTCCCTTGTTAAAGTAACCGATACTGCAAATGCCGAGGGTATGTTTTTGACATGGGCCGGTGACTCAACGCAGTACCAGAGTATTTTCGGAATTTTGGAGGAAGAGCAGGGTATTACCGGTAATTACCTCCCCAGCGATGCGCTTTATGGGATGAAGACGAGAAAGATTACGCCTATATTGCCGAGTTCGATTGTCAGGGGAGAATATGCACAGACCGATCCATCAGGAACGGCTATATTGGATAATGGATGCGTGATCGCAGCCGCAAGTGCCACGGTAGCCTTGACCCTAACAGCAAGTGCCACTCATTTTGCTGGTGGTTGGTTTTACTTTGTCACCGGAGCTAACGCAGGTTATCTTCATTACATAGAGCAGAATACCACAAGTGCAGCGACACTTGGTACTGCCTGTGTAAATGCTGTGGCTACTGGCGATACTTATATTGCTATTGCCCCTGCGAATTGTACTCATATGGATCTTTGCGCTCATGAAGTTTGTTTAAAGAGCGAGGTTCTATATGGAAGCAGGTTATTCAGAGTGTTGGGTCTTATGCATTATTTGACAGACGACGGAATCCCGTTTCAGAGATTAGACCGTGACAAACATGACGGACTGAAACTTAGAAATCCAAGATTTTACCACGACTTTATCGTAGGTGGAAGTGCCACAGTTGGTAGTGTGTGGCGTGACGTTATAGTCGAAGAATAGGAGGTTTAAATGCCAGCACATTTAACTGAAAATTTTGGCGACCTCCTGGATGCGAGGATTCGCAAAATTTTTGACAAGGAATACAAGGAGAGAATTGACGAAAGTATGGTTCCCTACTTGTTCGGCAAGGAAACGTCAACCCGCAATTACGAGATAGTCAGCGGTGTGGGCGGCATGCAGGATTTACAGGACTTCGACGGTCAGATTTCCTATGACACCATCGGTCAGCTTTACGACAAAACGTTCACCTTCCCCGAAAAAGCATTGGGGTTCAAGATCGAGCGGAAGCTGTACGATGACGATATGTTCCAAATTTTCGACCGTAGACCTTGGCAAATGGCGATTTCGTCTGCAAGGACGAGAGAGAAGCACGGCGCTTCGATATGGAACGGTGCTTTCACCGGCACCGATGGCGCTGACGGTCAACCCCTGTGCAGTTCATCCCATCCGTATTCACCGGACGATGCAACCACACAGGACAACGCCGGTACGTCTGCTATGAGTCCTGCCACGATTGAAGCGACCAGGAGAATCGGTTTTACAAGCATTTACAACGACAGGGGCGAACTTATGGAAGTCAACTATGACACCATCGTTTGTCCTATCGGTCTTGAGGAAACCGCCTGGGAAATCATCAACACCAAGGGCAAGGTGGACACCGCAAACAACAACAGGAACTTCCATGAAGGAAGGTACAAGTTGGCGGTGTGGCATCGGCTAACCGACTCAAATAATTGGTTTATGGCTGATTCGGTTCTGCTGAAGAAGTTCATGCTCTGGTGGGACCGTGTAAACGATCCGATCAAGATGGACAACGACACGGATACGCTGGTGGCGAAGTGGTACAAGTACGAAAGGTACTGTGCCGGTTTTGCTGCATGGCATCCGGTCTATGGGCAACTGGTGAGTTAATTCTTGGGGG